CATTTTTTCAGGGACACCATACTCTTCTGCCATCTCCTTGGCAGTTCGCTCAGCGTAATCTAATAGTCGCTTGTACTCAATGGCATCTGAATCCGTCCGATTAATTACGCTTGTAGAATCAAAAGGAGCATTCCCCCCGTTATATTCATCAATGGTGTTGTTTCCCTTCATGACACGAACGGTGTAGCTGGTGGGGCAAGCATCATAAAGAACGTGGGTAGCTGCTGCTGCTTTCTTAGCCAAGCTGCTCATCTTATCCAATTCACAGTTACTGGCTGAAACTGTTTTAGCAATCTCCTTTACTGCTGCTTCATGAGCACTGGCTTTTTTCGGGATGTGTATTCGATTCAGCTTCTGGTTCACCTGCATCATGATAGGAGAAAGAGCCCCACGAACGGCTTCACTTGCTGCCTTGCTAAAGCTGTATCGGTTCTCCTCGAAAGTAATCCAACCTGAAGAACGCGACCTGTCCCATGCTAGCTTTAATGAACCTTCAACACCAAGACCGTGGAGACTTATTTTATCCCCTTCACTAAATTGAGGGGTTTCCAACTTCTTATCCGGCACTTGGTATTCTTGTTCTTCTCGTTCGGCTTGTGCCCCCTCTTCTGAAGGAGGGTAAAATTCATTTCCAGTTAGCTCATAGGCAAACCGGTATAGTTCTCGTGCTTCTTCGGACTCAAAAACCAGTTCTTTTCCACGACTCGCAATAATTCCATGGTCACCCATAAGTTCACCATACCCGCAATCATTACAGGTCAAATTATAGTCGGGGTTGAAGACATGTAAACCCAAATCATCGTTTCGCTGTTGCTCATTCTCATCGCCAAAGGATGTCTCAAGGGCCGTCTTAACCGACGCTATACGTTCGGCTCCAGCCCCTTCGGGGGCTCCATGCCAATGACCATCACTATGTTCATAACAGCAGTAATCACCACTATTGCGGTTGCCTGAAAACATTTCACCACAGCCCTCACATTTCTTGGTTTCAATGTGATCATCCATGCGTTGATTGAGAGCGTGCTCATCCTTAAGCTTCTGATTTAGTTGGGCAGTTTCTTTAGGAGTCAACGAGGAGGCTTGTGACCTGCGTTGTCCAACCTTTACCGAGGCCAGTTGTGGTTTGGGAGTGATTGGAGGTTTCCTCTGAGGGAAAAACCCCTCCGCTTCACCACCGGGACGATAGAAGAAACCCTCCGTGTGAGGACGGGCTTCAGGATGGTAGCCTTCAAAAGATTTAGAGGCACCTGCTGGGTTATCGAACCCCTTCGCTTCGGGTTGACCTTTATAGCGTTTTGCTTTCTTCTTCAATAAAGTATTTTCAATAAACCCCCGAACTCTATCTGGGGCGTCCTTAGTAGCAAGGTAACCCCCTATTTGTTTAGAGTACTCGCTAGTCAAATCGTCAGCATCACAGGGGTTCCAACTACCGCCAATAGCTTCAGGGTAAGCAAATTTCGCCTTTTTCAAAAGAGCATTATCCATCTAACTACCCCTTAAGACATAGTAATCCCCTAACTAAGAATTTCGTAGTCTATGGTTTATGGCGTTGGCGGATTTGGTGAGTTCACAGGAGGAGCCCCTGCTGTAGCGGTCTTCCCTTCAGCCCAACTCGATACCTTGTTGATACCGTAGAGAGCCCCACAGATAGTCACAATGAACGTAGCACCCGCAGTTAAAAAGGCGTCAAACTGCTCAATAGTGATCAATTTGTGATGCACAGAAAGACAATACGAAACCCCTACCCCAAGTACAAAAGCAATCACCGCAGCCATATGTACACGGGTGGAACTCCCGCTACCATCGGATTCACTATAAACGCTCCGAAGCCAAAGTATAAAAGACTGAAAAAAAGAAACAAGCTTACTCCACATAGAAATAACCCCCATACTTAGAGAAGCAATATTGAGTTTTTATGCTTGAAGATGCGCCTGAAGGAACCACAAATCCTTGTCAGCCTGACGAACTAACTCAATAAACACATCAGCGGAGGCTTGGTCGTTATGGCTGAGGCACCCTTCAATGGCTGTTCGCATGGCATTTGCAGCTTGCCCAAGGCGTGTAGAAAGAGCTAGGAGGTGGTCTGAGCCCCTTACAGTGTCCATGGGATACTCTGGGATGGTGGACTTCGCTGCAACCTGTCTCACCGTGCCCTCAGCCACCCCACCTAAAGCCGTAATCCGTTCTGCTATAAGGTCACTGGCGTCTTCCAGATGTTTGGCTATTTCATCAAATAGGAGGTGTAGCTCATAAAAAGCCATCCCCTTGATGTTCCAATGAGCCTGCTTAGCCTGAGTTTTTAGGTCAATGGTGTCTGCCAAACGGTCGTTTAGTAGAGTTACAAGTTGAGTTCGGCTGCTCTCGGGTATATCGACTGACGTTGGAAACATAGAGCCCTCTACACAAAGAATTCAGTAGTTACCCTACTCGAATTTGGTAATTAGGAACATTTCGATGAACGCCAGCGTACCCCTTGAATAGGGGAATGGCCAAATCAAAGTTACCCTGAAATGTTAGGTAGTACCCCCTGAGAGGATCATACCCCGAATCAAGAAGGGTCATAACACCACTACCAATAGGAGGAGGGGGAGGGGGTTGAGGAATGAGATAAATTTGAGAGGATGCCATGAGGGGATTGGGTGGTGGGACACTCAATTGCCACCATGTTTTCGGTTGATTATAGAACTGCTGGCAGAAAAAACTAAATGCTTGGATACAATCTAGCTGCCCAACGTTATACCAAATGAGGTATAACGAGTTACCATAGAAGGTTGTGTATTGAGGAAAGGATTCTACGAAAGTAACTGATAGGATGGCACGCTGACCAGTGTCGATGACACCGTTACCCATGTCCTGTTCTTCTCCTATTTGAACCGCTAAAATATTTTCAGTGCCCATTTGGGTCCTTTAAAAGCTTAAAATCCACGAGAAAATAATATTGGTTCCGGGCGGTAGAAGAAGAGGCGATAGCGTCTTATAATTCAGAAGCGTAACTGTATTCTGAGCAGCAGATACGGTTGAGTAGGTTGTTGGATCACCTGTAAAATAGGAAGCCGTCTGCATATTAGTTACAGGACTAACACTATTTGTACCACCTCCAATAAGTCCCATTTCACGGATGCCCTGAGTAATGTTGTCTGTCGTAGCATTTACCGTACATTGAAAATTGACATAGGTGGATAAGGTATTAATGGGAGTCCAACCACCATTATTATCTGGCTGAACGTAATTGATACGGGAAAGAGGTTTACGAAGGAATTCTTGAACAAGAGCGGTTTGAACCGGGGTTTCCTGCGGTTGAGTTTCCGGGGCCCAAGTTGGTGAGCCTGCACCAAGAGCAAGACCCCACACTGAGTACAAAAGCTCATGACCGAGAAGATAAGGAGGGTTGGGGTCAGTGGGGTTCACATTAGCTAATAATCGAGCAAATAGCCACTTCACGTTATTCGCAATAACGTTGTGAGCTTTGTATAAGAGTTCTCCAGTATCTTCCCGTGTAACATAAATATTGGTTGGAATTAGGTGGTCACAGATTGATTCTACAATAGCAGCATTCATACTCATATCCTCTAATTAAACTCAACAACAGTTCCAATATTCACTTTAGGCGGCAAATCGGAAAGGTTCTTCAAAGTAGTGAAAACTCGATTGATCTTGAGATATAGCGGCTCCTCAAGAATCTTTACACCTCGGCCAGCTTTGATTAGAGCACCCTTCTGAGGGTCATGCTGAAGCCAGTAAACGTGGACATCTTGATTGATGGAAATCAATTCGACTTGAGTGAACATAGTTAGCCCTCTTTGGTTGGGGATACACGGGTGATTCGGTATCTCATATTATTAATACTGTCCGCTCCCCATCCATCGGGGTTTGAGTCAATGTTATCTTTCAATTCTGCCAAACTGTTGAATGTTTCCGCGTAATCCCCATTTCGCGTAAACAAATGAACCATCCTACGAGAAGGTACCCCTCGGTGTTCCCCCTCACCGGCTGGTATGTAAGCAATCGGTAGCCCCCGATAACGATGGGTGTATGGTTGGCCTTCCTTGCTTCTAAGATAAGCATCCACTGCCGCTGCCTCTTTGGTGTTATTACTGGCCGCTTCACAGATTTGACGAATTTGATCCCCAGATTGTTGTAACAGTTTGATTACCCCGTTATGGTAATTGCCAGAGTTTTTTACCACATTTTTCTGTAGCTCTTCCCAAGTGACCCAAACAAGTCCGTCTGTTTCCTCATGAAATTGTAGGTTACTGGAGCCCCCCGCCATTGGGTTCAATTCAAACTCCGTAGGTACCAGTCCAAGGAAGTTGAAATACTTGAACTTTCCATCCGTAAACACATAGGCGGGGACGAGCCGAATACTTCCTTGATACCCTGTTTCCTCCGCCATCTCTTCTTTGGCACTTTCAGCCGGGGACATTCCCGGTTGAATAGCTCCTCCGATAGTTCCGAAACAATCCCCCTGATTCACTTCAGGGCTACGCCACGCCAAACAAATGCGTCCGGTGGTGGTACATATAGGAAGGATGCCCGACGCTGCTCCTCCCGCCCCAACCCAATATCCTTTCTCATCTTCTCGAAAGGCCCTTTTAGATGACGTTTTCTCTTTATCCTGTTGTTGCTCATTCTTTTCATCATCTGGTTTCAGATCAGTTTCGGGGTTGGACTCAGTTTCTGAGGGTTCAATGACCTCATTTCCCTGCTCATCCACTGCTTCGGCCTTATCCGAGCTTTCAGGGACATTTTCTTTGGAAAGGATTGACCAGTTTGTGTAGATAGTTGGAACGGGGTAGTTGCCTTCTTTTAACTCTGCCACAGAAGGAAAGTCTGCAAAGGTAACGCAACGACCGTCCGGGAATTTAACAACCCACTCCTTCTTTGAGTTGGAATAGATAGCCATATCATCCCCAATAGTGGCATAGGGAGAATAGGCTTCATCCCCAACAAAAATACTCTTAGGGATTCCCTCAGCATTTGTCGTCTTCATCTCTACGTCATTATCAAACTTAATGGTAGGGGTGAATTCAGGAACTCGTGAACCTTTCTTCTTGTAAATTGCGTTGAGCAGGTTATTCTTGAAACCAGTCCCACTTAAAGGGATCGTTCCCCGAGGGTTCCCCATCATGTCATATACGATGATGTACATAGGATTGGGTTGAGACTTCAAACTACGGCTGCGGAAATTACGAATGACGCTCCGTGCATCGTTGACTGTAGTTTTAGACGGTTTTTCATAAGTAAGTTCCAAGTGACGTTGTACAGGGGGTCGTTTAATGGTTTTTCCTGATGCCGTAACTACTTTACTGTAAACTTCATTAACAAAGTGGGGATCAATCCGAAACGTACCCTCGAAAACCTTTACTGTGGGGTCTTTACTGATGGCTGACAGGGCTTTATCACTATCCGATTCACCAGTAATCCCTTTAAAACACATCAATGCTGCTGCATAGATTTTTACAATAATGCTTTCCTCAAAATTCAAACTTAGCATAAATGCGGACATTTCATCTAATAACGCGTGGACCGCTTCCGCAACCAACTCACTCATCGTGGAGGGTTTATCCTCAACCAGCGGGAACTTCAATGAAAACACAGTAAAGTTGGGAATTCCAAGGTCTAAGGTAATCACTGCATAGGGTCTGGCGTCACGCACAACCGTGATAGAAAGGCCACCAGTGGCAGGTGAAAGATAGGCGTTTTTGAGAGTCTCTAAATTCATGGGTATTCTTATTCTTATGATGATATAGGGTTATTGAGCTACCCAACTTGAAGGAACCCTACCTTCAAACCTGCCTCCAACCCCTATCTATTAAAGGAATCGGTAGTTTTCTAATAACCTACTCCTTGACCTCCGTGACACGTCACGGGGGTTGAAGGCTATTTGGTGCCGAAGCCCCTCTTCGGCACCAAATAAAGCTCACCAAGTGTCACTTATGCAACTTATGTCACTTATGTCACTTCCTCTAGTTCAAATAAATTTAAATCGGGGCTTGCAAATCTGTACATCAGTGGTATTATGTGTTCAGAAAGAATGTTCCAAGAAAAAATTTAGAAGAGGCTCAAGTATGAATCAACGTGAGTTTTTTACTGCTATAGCGGGAGCAACTGGATTTGCACTCATTGCCCCCAAACTTTTTTCGACTTCAACCGGACGACCCGGTGAAGTGGAGATGCCCACTCTTAATCAGATTTGTGATGGGTTTAGTACTATTCACAAAGAAGGTTTAGCAGTGAGGCATGTCTGGGTTCATGCAGATGACCTTCGGAAATTTAGAAAAACCATGGAACCCGCCTACCCCGAGGGGAGAGAAGACCGCGACCATCTCTGGGGAGCTTACATCAACCCCATACCCGCAAATCAAAAGCGTGGGACCGTATGGCTTCAAAGTGCTGTGAAGAATGAAAAAGTCCTTGCAATTAGAGTCAATGGGAAACAGGCAGCATCTATTTATACTCTCACAGTTGACCTCAATGGAACACCCCGCCGCCGAAATGTCCATATAACTAAAGAACCCCACGATCCCCACTTTTGGGCAGTGGATGATCTGATGCCACGTGCCGCAAAACCATTGAAAAATGGGTAAAATGTGGTATTATAGGGGTGTGAAAGGCCAGTTTTTCTTGTTTATTTTTAGTGTAATGCCCATAGATACAGGGGTTTGCTAGTAAATGACCTGTGGTTATAGTGGATTTGTCGTATGAATCCAACATGCCGTTGAACGCGACTGGAATGAGCACCCTGTGGTTATAGTGGATTTGTCGTATGAATCCAACTCAATCACGTTGAGCACGATCGCTGGCCCGCCTGTGGTTATAGTGGATTTGTCGTATGAATCCAACACATCCCCATTGATGGCATCGGGCATACCTCCTGTGGTTATAGTGGATTTGTCGTATGAATCCAATATTGGTGGTATCCAAGTTGAGGATTTGTTTATCGGAATAAAAGACCTTCGTACAAGACGAGATCGAACGCGACGAGACACGACAAGATTTGGTACCTTATCAATTACCATTATTACAACTGACCTACAAGTTAATTTTTACTCATACTCATAGGACTGAAGAATGTCACTTCCCCCAATTTCCCATACAAGGTCCTGACGGGGCGCAAGCAATCCCATTGGATGGTTGATATCCCAGTTCGCCACTTCCCCTGTTACGGTGTTGGTTGTATCAATAACCTGAATCCAACTATCCGAATTTGTCAGATAGTTGGAACCAATAAATCGCCACACGATGGAACCATCATAGGTTGGAACAGTTGAAGATTGACTAAATCCAATTCGAGCCGTTGCAACACTTTCCAACTGGGTTTCCGAGTTATAGTTACTGTGAACAATGGACATGGTGATACTCGTTGAAGTAAACGAGGTGACTAACAAAGTGAGTCCATTTAAGAAGGTAGCGTATGTGAAACCCAACAAAGCAATTAGGCTGGTGTTAGCCACAAGACCCATACCTGTAGTGCTATTTACGGCCAAAGTAAGTTGGTTGTTGAGAATTTGAACTGCCCCATAACTAGTCCCCACCGTAGCAATGGGAGAGGTGATTCCCGGAGTGGGTGGAGATTGGGGAGGAGACTGAGGAGATGATCCCGACGAGGCAATCTGAAGACTACCATAGTTGTCGATCATAAATTGTCCTGTGTAAAATGGCGTGCTGGGAGCCCACTGCCGGGTACCAAAAACGTACAACCCATTAGCTGCTTGATAATACGCTTGATAGATAGAAGGTGAGGGTAGTGGTGTCCAATACATTTGATCTGTATCCGCAAGGGGGTCTTGATTGGTGTTTTCTTGAAGGGCTCGGTATAACTGCCAACCACCCGGAGTCCACATCCCTGCATTAAAGTTACCATCCTCACCCCAAAATCGGCCACGTACAAGGGTACCGAGAGGATATGCTGTAGAAGCACTCCACACCTGTGGAGAAACAGTTAGCTGCTGCCAAACAGAGGGAAGAATCGGGCTAAGCATTCGGCGACCGTAAGAAGATAAAGTAGTGGTGGGGTTGTTTACATCAAAAATAGGAGCCTGATACAACATCGGATTGAAGGGTGGTTCCTCCACCTGTTGAACAATGATTTGCAAAATGTCATCAATACCACCTGCACTTATCGTTCCATCTGCCGTGGCATTTGGAATAGCCTGTGAAACAATAATAGCAGTGTTCCCCCCAATAAGTGTGGCTGAAACTACGGTATAGATTCCATCATTACCTGTGCTACCTGAAACTGTAGCCACTCCTGTGGCTGGTAGATATGAGATTTGATCCCCTGCAACTGTAAACGTCTTGGTACCTTGATTGACTGCTATGATTGCAAAAAGGGTACAGTTTGTATTCTGGTAGTACCCCTGATAATACCCTTGTTGTGAGGTGGGCAATGCAGCGTAGGCCGCGATGGTAATCTGCTGTGTACCAATATTGATCCACACCAAAGAGGTTGGGGGACTTAAAGGGGGACTGGACAGACCATCCATTGTTGTACCTTGAAGAATGGGGTTCCATGTTGGGAGAATAGTGCCTGTTATCCCACTTGTAAGAGCCAGTTGAATATTTCCATTTGAGTCTTGGATTATTGTACCGGCTAAAATCTCTGTGAGTGGAATCCACCCAACTATAGGCGGTTGAGTAAGAACATAAGCAACAAGAGAGTAGTAACCCATTTGCTGCTTTGTTAAAGTGTTTAACTGAAACTGTGTCAGATAACGGGGGCTCAAAAAACAGTCCACATTTTCGTTAGAACCAAATACAGCGGTAAATTCCAAACCCACATGGGCTGGCTTTGCTAAATCAATAGCACCATAAAGGGTGTTGGTGATTTGTTGCAACTCAGTCAAGCTCTCCACATCTGTGAAGGGGTCTGAACCTCCCACATTAACACTCACTAACACCGTGTTACGGTCGCTTTGATCATAGAACCCACCGGGTACAATTTGTTTGTATAGCTCCTCTACAACAATGTTCTTGCCTGTGTAAGCATAGATGACATCTTGAATAGATTGAGGAGTTGCCCCTTCTTGATACGCCCCTAGAAGGTCTACCAGCATGTCACGGTACCCCACAGGATAGGTCAATGGGGCGGGAGCAGGACCAGAATTCGTCCATACCACTGACCCATCAGTAGTTGTTTCTCCAAGAGAAAGAGCCCATGATGGTTCTTGTAATCCTGTTTGGCCGGGGGTGGTAGCTACTTGAAGGTTTCCATTACTATCAAGAACAACCGCACGGAGGAAAGCTCCGGTGTTTGCTTTCCAACCACCAAAAGAAGATGCTCCAAAGTCCCCCATGTCAAACTGGGAAGACTGTTGAAAAATCCCGGTGATGTACAAAGGGGCTGCGTACTGCCGTTTGACATCAGCCGGGGTCAGGTAGGTTGGGTTCTTTGCAACAATGTCGTATGAGTACATATACTCGATACGAGCCAACTCCATGGAAATCGCACGAAGGAAGGCACCCCAGATGCTCTGGTCATTTCGCGTGGTGTAGTAGTTTGCCAACGCGTTGATGAGCGATTGAAACCGGGCGTCTTCATATAACAAGAGGTCTTCCCGACTGCGTAAATAGAATTGATCCTCCTGTGTAATGACAGGCATCTGTACCCAGACCAAGGCATTCTGGTCAGGCTCCTGATTCAGTGAGCCCAAGGTATCTACGCAGATGTAGGTAAACCTACCATATTGCACTGAATCGAGATAGCTGTAGGTTACGGTAGCTGACCATACTCCTCGTGGATTATAAAGAGGCGATGCCATATTGTCCTTATGTAGTAGTCAAAAAGTTTATGGTAATCCTGCCGGGGACGATATACTCGGTGCTCGACATAGTAACGTCACTCGCCGTTCCTTCTCCCCATACTTGGTAGGTCACAAAGTAAGAACGAAGGGATGGGCTGCTGGTATCAGCCGGAATGGTAACGATGACCTTCTGTGCATAGGCTGAACTAAGTGGGGTAGTTGCATTGATCTGATCCCCTGTACCGATAATGTAGAATGATCCTGATGAAGCTGAAGTAGGTGGGGTAGCCGCATTAGCAAGAAAACCCTGAATAGAGTTTGTACGGGTGTATGACTGACCTTGATACAAGAAGCTTACAAAAGCGTTTGCCTGACCACCGGAAGGTATCGTGCTATCAGGAAGAACTGGACTAGCGGTGATGAAACTATTGGCTGGGGTAGCCAATCCAGCAAAAGCTGGGTCAGAAGACAGTGGAATCCAGATTGTAGAAGTTGGAATGACTACACCAATGTCATAAGAACCATCACTCTTAGCACATTTTGTGAGAGGCACGTTAACTGTTTTCACTCCAGTAATACCTTTAACTTGAGCAATGATTTCCGATTGATCCAAAGTAGGAGAGGCATTATCCATTACGAGGTCGATGGTAGTACGGATAATTGGGTCAAGTGTATCTGCTGAAGCATCGGCCTCCAGTACTACTGTCATGGTGACATCCACAGGATTGGCAATCATCGCCTTCACAAGAACGTCAGCAGCCGCGTGTTTTGTAGTAGCAAGTTGGTTGGCAAGAGCCTCCACAAACGCTGGATACTCAGTGGCAAAGGTAAACGCCTCTGTGATGAAATAGGAAATAGTTACCGATCCCCCATCTGGAATACGAGTTGCACCAATGTTGATTCGAGCAATTGCTGCTGTACCCGAGACTGTATCCACGGTAAGGATATAGTCGAAGTTCTCCAACATCACCGTTCCGTTATAGGCCACTTTGATATAGCGACTGTCATGCGGTACTAAGGCCCCAATAAGTCCCGTTGAAGTGGATACATTGATGGTTCCATCTGAGTTATATGATGCTCCATCCAATGTAAGTGTAGTGTTACCATAACTCTCTGGGAGCCACACATTATGTACAAACCCTTGATTATTCAAAATTGAAGCTGAGGTGCCAACTAATGTTTGGGACTCATTTGCAATGTAAGTCAACTGTTCATTGACAGTAAATTTATTGTAGGTAACCAAAATTGGTTGGTAGTTCTGAATGCTATTGCCGGTAACAATCCCTGTTGTGGAAATTACCCCTGTGCTTAGAGAAGATGTAAATGTAGCAGTGAACGAGGTGCCATTTGAGGAAGATACCGTAACTGTCTGCCCATTCAAAATAGGAGCCAGTTGTGCTGAAGAAAGATTCAATAAGGTAACAGGAGCACCCATTCCAAATTTGTTGTTACAAGTTACAGTGACCGTATTGTTTGTAATTTGAACAGCCGTGATTGCATAGCTAACACTCAACGGTTGTACACCATAGGTGTGATAAGAGCCAGTCGCTACAATAGTGTAGTCTGTTCCATAGCCATAAAGAGTGGACTGATCAATAGAACGAACTGAGACTACATTGCCGGGGGTGTTACCTGAATTCAATGGAACATCCATAGCCGAGTCGATTGTAACTGGTGTGCCTAAAATAGCAGTGATGGTCTTTGTCAGAGGAGCACTTGCAGTGGTCGATACCTCTACAACATCCCCTGCCTGATTAGAACCACCATTCAACAAAAAATCGGATGTATGAACAAGATTGATAAGAGAGGTGGAAACAGTTCCGGTCTGGGTGGATTGGCCTATCACTGAATTAACCGACACAACCGGCTGAAGGGCTGGGGTGTCTGACAGGGGGGACTGATATCGAGCTAGCAATCGAAATGTAGTGTTTCCCGACTGAGAAGCCAGATTAGCAAGTATTGCCTTATTTGTAGCTGGAATTCCATTGAGTAATAAGGGCACAGCAACCTGTGAGATATTATCTCCCAAAATTTGATATGCCAAATCATTGGGGTTCAAAACAATATACCCATTTACGTTATCAAACTGAGCAAGCTCTAAGCCTAGATAAAAGCTACCTGTAAGACGTGTTACAAGAAGCTGCACTCCCTGATAAAGGGGATAAGGTAAAGTAGAGAAGTTAGGAATTTGAAAACGAAGATTATTTCGATCCAAGGTTCCAAGGGTGATGTAGGTTGTTGGAATAGCATAGGTGCCTGAATTTTCATATTGAAATGCTACAACCTCATCCTGTTCTGAAAAACTAATACCCCGAGTATAAATATCCACGCAACCAAACACATGCTTCTGACGAATTGGGTCCCAATCACGAAGCATTTCAATATCACCTGCCGCAACCACTGTGGCTGAACTAATGCCGGGAGTTGCAAGAGCGGTTGTGAGGTACCCGTTACGAGTCCCAGAATCTACTCCTGTGATAAGACGAGCTTCGATACGGGCAGCGTATTTTGAATTCAACTCATCGTCTTGACCAAATGCTGCTGAAGCGAGGTTTGTGCAGTACCAACCCGCAGGGGCTCCAGAACCAACAGAGTTAATAGTTCCTGCACCTACGTTTGTATTGCTACCAGCCGATTGACAAGACGCTGGTACGGTAACCGCCCAATAACCACTTACTGGATTGTAGTAAGTATTGATGGAGTTTGAAGCAATACTCGCAGAGCCAGTAGTTACAAAACTCAAAGCTGGAGTTTGAGCATCAGGAACCGTCTGAAGTACAAGACCTATTGGAAAACTGACGCTACTCGTCGGCATGACATATGTATAGAAAGTTACCTCCACAACTGAACTAGTAGCTCCGATACGAGGTATGCCAGCGCGTTCGCCTAAAACATCAAACTGTTGATCAATGAAGGTCTGAGTATCATTGGCATTTAACCCGTAAGCACGCGAAATTTGTTGTTTGATAGGAGATGAATTGAAAGGATCACTAAATCCATTTCCACTGACATTATCCACCTGAGATAAGGCTGATACCGATTGGCTCACACGGGAGAACCATTCTCGAACGCTCATATTCGCGAGTTCGATTGCCACTGGGTCAATCATGAGATCACGAAGTTCTGAACGTGGTGAAAGGTCAAGGTTTGGGTAGTTCCGGGTGACCTGTTGAATCATGCGGCTGGCGATGTCTTCCTTACGCTGAAGAGCAAGAAAATCTGTAGGAGAGATTAGTTTGAGATTGATAAAGCCACATGTGATAGGGCCATTCTGTTGTGACTCAAAAACTATTTGGGTGTTTGGGTCTTGAACCACCGTGGATAGCATGGCGTAAAACACATCTGCCCCATTTACATCCGTTTGAGGGATGTCGATATAGTTAAAGTTGTTCTGCTGAATCACATCCACAGTAGTGGTTGTTTGGGTGCCCCCGGCTCCATCATAAGCAACCGTATCTGTAGAGCTAAGAACTGAAACTCCAGTACGACTCAGTTGAGAGGGGGAGACAATATCTCCATACTGGACAAAAACAGGACTTAGACCAGCAGGATCGGTGGACAACATGATGCGGGTGCCCACTACTCCAGCATATGTTGGTTGAGCCCATTCGAGGCGACAGACGTTCTGTGCTTTGTAGGAACGCACCCCCGAAGGAGGACCGATAAGGGCAGCATTGCCACTTACAAAGGGGATAACCTCAAAGGTCAAGGTAGGGGTAATAGCAATATATCCAAAATTTGTCCATACAACCCCATTGTCAATAGTGAGGCTTCCTAGAGTAGTGACGAAACTTGGTGGATTGTTACCTGACACTCCTGCTGTAGTTACAACTTGAACATATCCATTGGAATCTACAATACGGGTGCCCAGCACATAGTTTGTATTCCGTGTCCATGGAGCAGCCGTTGGGTCATAGTTACGACCCAGAATTTGAATGTTAACATCCCCTAACGTGGGGTCAATCGTGATAGTGCCTGAAAAATTGTGCTGCCCACTATTGATAAGCCCATACGTTCTATTGTAAGTAGTTTGGTTATAAACCAACACTTCAATTTGACTAGTATTCGTATCTGCTAAGAGGGCATAGGGTAAGGCTGTTGTATCAATAGACAGGGAAACCGATTGCCCTTGCTGGGGAGTAGGCAATATGGGAGTTACAAGCGTAAGTGCGGTTAATGTGTTATTCGGTGTGGGCATTAGTTACCTACCAGTTGTGATGCCGTTGTTAGAGAAAAGCTAAAGGGTACTCCATTCGGACTCCCATAAGAAGTCAATACTCCACTTACAGCGATAGAATTTGGATCAACCTGAACTGTCTGCAAATTGTTTACATCCTTAAGCATCTCTTGAGGATCGAGGGATTGAACCGTCCGTTGAGCCGCCTGTATTTTCTTCAAACTTTGCAACGAATTGATAACCTCATTGGAAACATCAGCGTCTGTTACCGAGACACCAAATTTTCTACCGATGAAAGTCTTAAGCTTGGAAGTAAACTGCGGGTAGAAGGAGCACTTAGAGGTGAGAATCATCTTCAACACCTTTTGTATTAGCTTGTTTGTTCCTATTACATGCAACACAGAACCGTTGCTAACGCCCTTAAAGTCATTTAACTGCCCTGTTGTGCTGCATTTTAAGCAATAGTTTTTGAGAGTTAAGTAGGAAACCTCAATAAGTGGAATGTAAGACCGCACAGGTTTATTGAACACAATTTTGTAGAATTGATCAGAGGTTTGAATTCTATTCGTGTCGGGGGATATCGTATACCCGTAAATTGGGTCGTCAATTTGAACAAGTTGGCCGCGAACATACAACCGCACCAACGAAGCTCCATTGATCGGGGCCCGCATATTTAAAACCACATTACTAGCTAGATGTAGAGTTCTAAAGTCTCCTACATCAACCACGTAACGCTCAAAACTTTGCGCGTGGTCGCAACTAGATAATTTTGTAGACAGATCGTAACTCATTAGGACTCAACTGCTCCCTGTTCTTTAATGGCGATGGGAGTACTCTCATCGCTGTGATTCATCAGATATAGTTCCCACGGGGTAGGAGGATCAGCCTGATGGACGCGGTAGTACGGCTGACCTTTGTAGAAGTTGGCTGTATTTACATCGTCTACTAGAACAGATACGTACTCCGGTTTTGAAAAAAGACCGTTGATTTTATCTAACAGCGATTGAAGAGTTTGAGGATTATCTGGGACTGAGCCAGTGTTACTCTGCTGGTTTGGAGCTTGAATAAAGTCATGGCTATATTGAGCCGCATCTTCATTCTTTTCAATCAAACAGCGTACCTGATTCATGTAAAACACCCCTTCTTCATCCCGTTGAAGCATCTCTTTGAATCGTGCCTTGATTCGACTCATCATTACCATGGGCACATGGTCATCATTATTGGGATAAGCAAAGTGCCCATCTGGCCCCGGCTTCCATATCTCTTTAGAAAAAGAAGGGGAAAGCGGTTGATCGTTACTTGTTGAATAGTATTGTTCTAGTATCCCCGCTGTCTTCCTAAGTTGCTGGGCTCGAATCTGGTAGAACAAGGAGATGTCAGTGAAATTATCTTTCCGAGCAGCCACCCACGATTGAAAAGCAGCCCATTGAGAAGCGGTGAACCGTCCCAAAAAATTAAAGGGTGGATGTGCATACGCATATTTGAAAACACCTGCCATATTTATTTCACCGGCCCTGAATTATTTAGGAGAAAGTTGTGCGTATAGATGCGTTTGTTGGGTACCTCACCCGCAGCGTAATTTTCACCACCGATGTAGAGTCGGGCTACACGACGTACACCCAATAAGGCAGTCTCAACAAGCATAGACCACCCCACCTTACCGTCGATATTTGTGAGTACATGCATACCCGAACGAATGGCGGGTGCCAACTGAGGAAGTTCACCCATGGGGAGACCATGTACCTTTACCCCTTCAATAGTTTCTAGGGTTGGAATGGGGGTGGACTCTGATACCACTACCGCTGCACCATTCTCAGCTTCGAAGCGATAGCAAACCTCATCACTAAAGTCCATCCACTGTACAGGAAGTTTCTTCTCATCTTGGAAGTTGAGAATAGCATCGAGTTCTGTGCCAATCACTACCTCCGCGACCCTAAAATCAGGTAGAACATACATATCAATTGCGGGGCAACCTGAGGGGGTGGATGCAGAGCCTGACTGTGTGTAATCTGTAGTTGTAGTGTAACTACATGTTTGATTACTAGAATTATCTACAGCGTTAAACCCAAAGTAGTCACCTCCCGAATCCACCCAATATTGAGAAACAAAGGATGTCGTAAGTGTCTGCATATAACCAACAGTTCCTAAATAAGTAGCTGGAGCACTTACCATTGTTCCCGAACTGATTGTAGTTTGAGTTGACCCGGCAACCGGTTGTTTAAAGAAAGTACAAGTAACTGTGTCATTAGTTGTTGTAAACACTGAAGCTGCCAATGTGTATCCCGGTAACCCTGATACGGTGGCAGTAGATACGGCCATTCCTACTGCCACTGGGGGAGAAGTAAATGAGGTTCCACTGGCTGTGATCGTTCCTACATCCTCGTTGATATAAGTGACCGAGTTTGTTACAAACGTGTTGCCACTTAAATAAGTAAGTGTCCCTGTAACTGATAGATTGACAGTAAGAGTTTGATTTGTAGTTACACTAGGTGCTGTAAAAGGAACATTCCACCCCGTCAACCACCCATTGGTATATGTTGGACTTGGAGTTCCAGTTGCAGTTGCGCCTACGACTGTGCAGGAACAAACAATACTGTTTCCTGTGTTATTGGAACCCTGCTGTTGAGGAGGAAAGCCTTCCGTTAATGCAATGGATAGGATGTAATCACTGCCATTCCCTACAACAAGGGTTGGTGAAATTGAAGACACTTGTGGGTTGTTCATATAGAACACATCCATGTTAAAGGAAGTCCACCCTGTGCCCTGATAGGCTGAGAAGAGATCAAATGACTTGTTGGTACTGTTGTACCATGCAATGTCGTCAGCTTGAATCACCAAACTAGTTGAAAGAACCTGTGAACCATTTTGAATCGCATTGGCCGAGCCCCCGTTGTAATTCAACGTGAAATTTGTGCCATCATACCCAAGTGAAATCAACCCTTGATACGCTGTATTATCGGTAGAAGAAAGGGTAAACAAACTACTTGAAGCCGCAGCCGCTTTGTCTACTGATTGCCCATTATAGGTTTGAAAAGTGAATGTTGGATTACTTGGATCATTGTACAAATTCAAAGTTCCAGTAGTTCCTTCAAACACAGGAATGTAGAATATAGTGGGGTACACAATACCTGAAACATTAACGGAGAGAGTAATTGGTTGCCCTGTTATTTGAAGGTTGGTTGCACCCCCAGCAGGAGTGATAGTTAAATTGCCAGTTGGGGTACTGGCGGCTGGGGCTGCAATCAGAGTTACAGGGGCAAGTTCCCCTGAACTTGAAGTGATATGAAACACACGGCCACTATGATACCAGTAATCCCAATTACCTTCAATTGGATATACTCCAGCTTGTGAGAAAGTAACGGCGATGCTGCTAGTACCAACATAACCGCCACCACCATTATTTTGTGGTGCAGGTAGAAGTGGAAAGCCGCCATTAACGGTCATAGTCTGACTGGCGGTTCCTGTGATAGTCCCTATACCTGACCATGTTGGCATGGCTCCAGTAGCTGAAGCACCAATTCCCCAGTTCACACCATCTTTATAGGTGACGGTAAGAGTGTAGGTTCCGGCAACTGGAACAAGAAGATTTCCGGTAATGATGCAGTTAAAGTTAGAACTATAGGGTGGAAAATCGATAACCCCTGTTTGTACTCCCAAGGAATTGAAGATTGACCATGAAGGATCATCCCCCGATGCATTGGCGATGTAAGCATCAAAGGCCAAAGAATTATTGGTCTGTGTAGCTAAAGCGGTATTAATGGTACGGTTTGTACCCCAGCCGGAGTCACTTGGATTCTTAAATGTGTATGCTGCCACCGGGCCTGAGGTTGGGGAATCGTTCCACGCGTAACAAGTAACAATGCTGCCGATTTGAATAGTGCCGTTACTTTGCTGCCAGTTTACTGAAGCAACGTTAGAGGTATAGTTGTTACCCGCAATAGAAGCTGATCCCTGAAGGGTATCCGAACCCCCTACGGTGCCGGTATAAGTAAGCGTGGCTGTACCTGCACCTGTGGTTGTGTCTACACCAACCGTAACAGGAATAGTCTGGGGGTTAGCTCCACCGATTACTACATTGACTGTTTCGTACTGAGTTCCCATTTATACCTCTTAACCTACAACTTGTTGCGGAAACGCATTCGTGGCCGCAAGACGTAAGATACCATCGTTATATACCTTCCACTTGAAGGTTCCAGTAATTGATACACCAGAATCCACTACCGTAATTCCAAACACGTTATCCCCCATGCTTCCCGAGGCAAACGGCCCAGAAATACGGATGTATGCAACCCCACCACTTAGAGAGTCTACACTTGCTGTAAACCCAGAATTTACTGAAATACCACTCAATAAAGTGGCAGAGTTTGTTGTAATTACTCCAGTGGCTACCACATAAAACGAGTGGTTTGAACGCGGGGAAATGGAATCCGTGTTACCCGCATCCACATACCCAAGGTAATTTGTTGAAGTGCTGTCTGTATAGTCAATACCCGTTTGCAACATAAGACCACTTATTACTGCAACTGTAAATGTTGCTTCGGTATAAGCTCCATTGCTGGTGTCCGTTACCCGGAAGGTTACAGGGTTGCTATACCCGGTTTGCGTTGTAACTCCATTAATATTTCCTGAACTAGAACCCAAAGAAAGTCCGCTCGGTAGTTGATTTGAGGAGGAAGGAGAAACCGACCATGAGTAGCTTCCTGAGCCCCCTGTCGCTGTCAATATCTGACTGAAGGAACGACCTGAGGTCACCTGATTGATGGAAGCTGTTGTAATGGATAGCCCTGAGGGTTGAACAATTAAGTTCAAGGTCGCCTCTGCATTAGGGGCTAAGGGATAGGTGTCTCCTAAACTATCTGTTACTTTAAAAACTAAGTTGCTATTATAGGTAGCTCCGGTTGTACCTGAAATATACCCTGAAGAGGATAAAGAATATCCTGATGGAAGTGTTCCTGAAGCAAGGCTATACGTAAGCGGTGTGTTGTAACCTGAGGCCGTCAATTGGAACCCATAGCTTGCTGTGACCACACCCACTGGAAGGACTGTAGTTGTAATAGCAAGACTGGAGGTGGAGTTCAATAAAACGAACGCCTGAGCCAAATTGCCGATGGAATCCACCACTTGAACTAGCACTGAATAATTACTAAGTAAAGTAGTAGAAGACCCGGAAATAAAGGCTGTTACTCCATTATCCGCAGTATTTCCATGCAGATAAAGTCCTGTTGGAAGTGGGTTTGGACTAGAGGGAGCAACCTGCCACGAGTTGGGGGTGGTGAATGTTCCATATACCTCAAGTAGTCCCTGATAAGCTGCACCACGATCCACCAATCCGACGCCAGAAGTGTCGATAAGCATCGTTGAAATGCCGGTTTGAAGTAGGTAGGTCTGAGAAGCTGTATGTCCGGCTCCTCCTACCGTATCCACCACACCAATAGTGATGCTTTGACTATAGCTGCTTACTGTGGTTACACCCGAGAAAACTCCTGTTGTGGAATTGAAAGAAATTCCACTTGGAAGTGCTGGACCTGTTTGAGACCATGTATAAGGAGGCACACCGCCAATAGCTGACATCTGGAAAGAGTAACTCTGGCCGGGGATGATCTTTGGAAGACTGATTGTTGTGATTTGAACATTATTATTGATGGCGAGATTAAGAATCGCCGATGTTGTAACGCTACGAGAATCTGTAAGATCAATGATCAAGTTCTGATTATAAGAGCTATTAGTGGGAGTGCCTGAAAGCAGTCCTGCTGAATTCACTGTCATGCCAGTGGGTAAGGCTGGAGAACTAGAGTCTAATGACCAAGTATAGGGTGAGATGCCCCCAAATCCCTGAAGAATGAATCCAGTTCCATTGTACGGTTGACTGGTAACCGCTTTTGGTAATAAAGAAGTAAGAATAACCAATGGGTTGACATAACTAATAACCAAGCGATGGTAAAGAAAAGCACTTTGACCATTCTGGTTTATAATCCTAAACCATAGATCAAAATATCCAGCTTCAGTTGGAGTGCCTGTGATGTTAACATATGCCCCTGTAGGATCGAGGGAGAGGGAAAGACCCAAAGGAAGGCGACCATGATACACACTCGCAGCCGTTAGTTTCACAGAGGAGGAGGAGCTAATAGTAGAAGCATATGATACTTGTACGTTACCATCTACAACGTGATCAATAAGAGAGAAAGCATTTTGCTGTGTGTCCCATGTTATAGTTACTGTACCATGAACAACTCCTTGAATGTCATAGTACTCTATGACACTCTGATTGGTGGCAATTCCTACCAAAGTACCATAAATAAGAGTAGTGTTTGTATCTAGGGATAGGCCGGGAGGGAGATTCGAACCTGCTTGTACCCGAGCATAAAGATTACTAGCTGTTGAAATAGAAGGGGAGTTGACCCATGGTTTAAGTGGATTCAATCCAACAAAATCCCCAACAATGTATGGGCGGGTGAAGCATTGAGTAGCTCCAATATCAGTTGTTCCACCATGAGATAGAAGCGTATACTCACGGGTGATGGTAGCCACCTGATTATTGCCCTGCAAAATTGGAAGCTGAATACTTATTTGACTATTCAAGGATGCTGAAGGTGGGCCGGATACGCTAACAACACCATCAGTTCCATCTACGGTCACGGTCAACCCATTGGATGTAATAGTACTGGAAGGATTGCTGATACTATAACCGGAAAGGTCACCCAAAATAGGAAGAACCACTGTTGTAGTATCTTCAGTTCCCCAGTAATGATCAAATGTAAATGAATCCAGATGAATGTTGCTGATAGGAGCATCTGATTGATAGGTAAAAGTGTTTGTTAGGGAAGTGGCAGCACTATCTGTGACCTCAAGGGTAAAGTGATTTACTCCTGCCTTTTTGGGTGGCACATTTACAAGGATTTCAACTTGACCATCAACAAGAACAAAAACCTGAGAAGACGCTACTTCAATTTGAATAACCTTAGAGATGGTATTGTTTAGGCTATCTGTAGCTCGAAGACCCACTGTCCAAGAACCATAATTAGTGAGAGTGAAACTAAGGACATTACCAGACTGAATTGTGACTCCGGGAAGAGTTGTAATAGAAGACAAGAGTGTCCATGTTACTGTTCCAGTCCCACCGCTGCTAACTAGAGGAAGGGTTTGAGCGGAAGGAAAACTAGCTGGTTCAAAGTCTTGAGAATTGTTCAAAATCGTGAAGAGAGTGGGATCAACTACAAGAACAGTGATAATTGTATCTGCAATATTCAAAGCTGAATCAGTGACGATCACATGAAGCGTGTATGTTCCGGGGCTCAAAGAAGTCGAGGTGATGGTCAACGTTGAACCTGTAATGTTGAATGACCCATTAGGCAGTGAAGTTTTTGGGTCAGAGGTGGGGGCGAGGAAGATGTAAGGTGCTACACCCCCGACTCCGACTAATGCTGTTGTAGTTGACATCCGATTTCCTCTAACTTTTAGTGACTAACAATGTTTACATTCAATGTTTGAACTGACGATGCGCTGTATCCTTCGCTATCGACAACTCGTAAGGCTACAGTAACTGAATAAGAGCTTACTGTGGGTGCTGATGCCTCATTCGTGGCTGTGACCGTATAGTACCCACTAGGAGTAAGGGTTTGATCAACATCCGCTATACTAGCGGATGTACTAGTTTCATTTAAGGCAAACGCTAGCACACGCTTAGTTGGTGAGTGTTGAATAAAGCTTCCAAGACCCCCGGCTATTGTTACCGAATCTACAAAATAACTATAAGGAGCGTGCCCTAATTGAGGGGTAGACATATACTGGTTTGGAATAATAGAACCAATTTGCGGTTCCGTAGATGCGTTGACATTAATAGTCCACGTATAAGGAGCAAAGTTGACCATAATAGAAGTTTCTTGTTGAATGGTCACACTCAATGTTCCAGAAACATTTGTAGTATTCGACGCACTGTCCGTTACAGTTACCGTAACATTACACACATAAGGAGTGGTGCTAGGTGTGAATTGAGAAACGGTGATCTGCAACTGGGCACTGGACGTACCATTATTAATAGGAACAAACCGTGAATCGGACACTCCTGTAATGTTGTAAGTGTAGGGAGCATCACCCCCTGAAATTGTGATTGGCAACGAGAGGGTCTGAGTGACCGTATACTCACTAACCAAGACTGAGGACAAGGGGACCCAAGTTGCCACAAGAGTTGGGTACACATCTGTGATAGTCAAAGTGTCCGTAAATGCCACATTGTTGAATGTAAGCGTATCAACCCCGGCTCCTGTTGGACGGTAGTCGTAGCTCATAATAAATCCATCCGCTGTAACATTACTGTTGCCCGTGGTGGGTTGCCCATTATACGTTGTTGATGGGGAACCTAAATAGGCCGTACCCAAGCTGTTTTGCAATAATGGTAAGGAGGCATCTCCCGGCTGGAACCCAACATACTGCACAGAAACAATGGCATTGTTATTGACCACTCGATATTGAGTGCCAATAGTGGCTTGAGCCCCCACATGGGCAGGAGAGATAATGGTCGCTGTCTGAGCATTTACTGCAAAATTGACTGTTACACTAGCTTGAGTACCATATGTTACTGAGGTAGCCGTGAAGGTGGTTGGGGTAGAGGTTACCACACCCGTGGGTGTTCCCTGCAAATACACCCGAGTACCCGGAGTTGAAGATAGAGTAATCCCAGCCGGAAGATCAGTTGCAGTCCAATTAGCAATAAGATCAGAATCTACGTAGTAAGTATTCGTGGGAATAGTACGATTGACATACACATAAGCTGGAATCGTGTTATCCAGAATATGAGTAGGCTGCGTTGTAGACTGGGCAATCTTTACTGTAATGGTGGTTGGAACTGAGGCTACTCCATTTTTATCCGTCATTACAACCACCACATTGTAACTTCCAGTAGTTGTTGTTGCAGATGAAAAGCCGGGTAGGTTACTGATAGGTACATTGGCGTATCCGGGGAGAGATGTTCCACTTTGAATACTGGGGGTGTATGGTGCGGTGCCTCCTTCAGTTAACAAAGGATATGCCCAACCATATGTACCAATGGAGTTCGCTGTTAATGTATTTAAATCAAGGTTGAGTGCATCCGTGAATGTAATAGCAACAACCGGGCTACCCGTTCCGCCTCCACCCACTTTAAGACTGAATCTCTGAGCCGTACTGGCTGAAGTACTGGAGATTCCACTAAGTTGAAGCTCGAAGCTTGCTCCTCCATTAGTAGTAGGGGTCCCTTGTAAGAGAATCACACAATCGGCTCCAGTGGTGCTATACCAAGAATTACCACTGGTGAACGTCATACCAGCAGGTAGAACTCCATTGATAATAGTGGCAGTTACTGGAGGGTTGGGTATATTGGACAACTGAATCGTGCCATTATTCATGAGCACCATGCAATAAAATTGGTTAGCACCGGGAGTGTACGTTACTCCGGCAACAGGGTCAGGGAATCCACTAGCTAATGGTGTCATTGTCCAAAGGCTAGGAGTAGTGGGATGCCCATTTGTATTCAAGGTATAGGGGGCAAGGGTATATTGACCGGAGCCCTGTTGCTGACATGTAATATTCAACAACTTGGATGTGATATGACCCACTGAATCAACGCAGGAAATGGTGACCTTAAACGTTCCATTTGCAGTCGGGGTAGCAACTAAAAGAGGACCGTAGCAAACGGCACCGGGGAGGGTATTACCTGCCGTTGGGTTTACGTAGAACTTATAGAGTTCATCGCTATCTAACCCTGAGGCGTCGGATGGAACCCCTCCTGTGGCTGTTAGTGTAATTGCAATATTGCTTGGATAACTAGCTGGATAGACAATTTCATCCGTATTTTCAATTGTTAAGGAACTTGGAGTCACTCCTCCGACTACTGATATTTGAGAGGGACTGGCAATTGCTAACCCTGTACCTATAATTCCATTGTCGATAAGGCCGTTCAAAACATAAGGTGAGCGACCGCCAAACACTGGAACTACGAGTTTAAACTGTTCGTCAGTAACAATAGTGGGTTGATTAAGCACACCAAAAGAAAGTGAAGCTGGAGATAAAGTAATGCTATAATTCCTTGAAGCTTTTGCTCCCACCGCATCCGTAACCTGAACTGTGAAAGTAAAGGTTGTACTAAAATCTGTAGTTGAATTATAGGTACAAGGCACTCCTCCCAAAACCCCTGAATTTGGATCAATGGTAAGACCAATAGGAGTAATTCCAGCCACGATTGCCCATGTGTATGGAGCAAGTCCACCTGTATTTACGATAACAATGGGCTGAGGACTACTTGGATTTGAATAATTCTCATAAGGGAGCCCTACAACGGCTGGAGGAAGGGACGAGGTGGTAATAAGTAAATCAGTTGGAATAATGAAACTCAGAGTAGTTTCCGCAATATAGGCGGGGCTGCTGCTATCCATGACAGCGAAGGTTGTTGTAAAAGAACCAAGCTGTGTTGGGGTGCCGCTAATAGTGCCATCAACGTTAATCCGAAGACCCGGTGGCAGACCCTCTGCATACCAGCTATAGTTTGGATTACCCCCAGTCGCTTGCATTTTAAATTCCTGCATTGGCTTACCAATATAGGAATTGGAAGGCAGGGCGGTAGTGGTAATCGTCACTGGAGAAGACGAAGTTGCTGAATTGGTTTCGAGAAGATAAATTGGAGTAATAAGTTCCTTGGCATGGGGTCGCCCTGCAATTGGAAAAACATCCATTGCCATGGTACTGAGTAAGGAACTAGCATTCGCAAATCGCGAAGTTGCAACCATAAGCTTGAGTTCATTTGTAACAGTATCCCGAGCAATGGCTCGAACAACCACCTCATACGGTTGCGGGGCAACTGTAGTGGAGGTAGTGCCTGTGATTTCAAACCCGGACTCCCCACCAATACCCAAGGTGCCTGTTAAAGCCCCTTGAGCGGCTGCTGCGGGGTTATACTGCTGATCAATCACGAATATTTGTTGGGTCAATTGACGACGCAACTTAACTGGAGGATTGGCTGTGCCAAAGTCATTCTGTGTTTGAATGATGATATTCTGTGCTCCGGGGGATGTGAACACCTTTGCCACTGTACGCGTGTTAAGAGGTAGCCATCCTGTGGAGGTATTATCTGGGAAGATGACTTGCCATGAATCTGAATCCACATAACTAGCATTCAAAGTGATGTTCAGTGTCTGACCCAAAAGCAGATTCGTATTATCGAACGTGACATTTGCTGCCAATAAAGTAGTTGGGAATGTGTGGCTAAAATCCCAAGGATTGGAATTAAGGGCGATGGTGTAGTCCGAGGACTGGGCCACCATATTCATGGAGTAGTCCCCTGCACTTAATGTCTCTTCAAACACACGTGCCGATGCTGTACCACCATTCTCTAATCCATCATTGAAAATAGTAATGGGTGTGCCCGAACCCGGTGGGGTTTGAAGTGTGATGTTCCAACCTCTATATGCTGTGTAGACACCATTAACCGGATACGGTTGCCAATTCGTAGTAAGGTTGTAGGTCTCATCTACAACTGCAATGGTTGGAGAGGGTAGTAAATTACTTGCAGCTAAAATAGAGCTTGAAACAACGACCAATGGAATTGAATATGCTGGACCATAATAACTTTGACCATAGACACTGTATACGGTATCGCCCACCTGTTGCACTTGAGCCGAGCCCGTGCCCGTAACTATGCGAACAGGAGTAGTTGCTGGGATTTCTTCCAGATACAAAATTGTTGGATTACCTGAAGTTCCCCATGAAATAATAAACGTAGTATTGTCAGGAACAGAAGAAACTGAGGAAATGGGACTCGTAATTTGCAAAGGGATAGCAACCTGAGCCACTGTCATGGTGATTACGACACTATACCCTGTGGTGTACCCTGTTGCTGATGCTGCGACTACAAACTTGTAAGTGCCGGGTGTAAGAGCATTCCCAACGATTTGATTTTGACCATTGATATACAACCCATCCGGTGCTCCAAGTACCCCGCTTCCAAATACCGTGCCACCAATTAATTCAAAAGTAGCGGCTGATACTGGGTTACTCAATGGATCAGTTGCTGTCAATTGAATTGGGGTAATGTTGGTTCCAGTGGAAGAATTAATGGTGGAAGTAACCCCATTAACAGTCAGTTGTGGAAGACCAGTACACTCGCATAGAACCTGTGCATACCCTGTCCTGCTTCCCGTAGTAGCCGCAATCGTGATAATCCACTTTTGTCCAATAACAGCGTTGGATGGAAAGTGAAGAGTTACAGGGGTTGTAGGTGTGCCCGTATTGATAGACAGCCCTGTGTTAGTTAAGGTCGCCGTAGATTCAAGTGAGGAGGCACCCACTGCGTTTACAGTAAAAGTGATTGTTTCAGCAATATTGAATCCATCGGGAGAATACAAATTAAAAGTAGCTGTACCACCAGCCTGCCCAAGCGCATAATCATGAGCAGAAGTACCAGCCACTCCAATTTTGATGGCATTTGTACTCAACCATGAGGTGCCACTTTGAGCGACCGCCCAGCTACTAATGGAGGTAAGACCCCCTGAAACAGGGAGGCCATTGCCATCAAAGACCTGAAGGTTTATCTGAGCCGTGCCAGTACTTGTGATGCTATACGTCGCCGATTTATTGGTGGTTATCCCACCCCCAGAGTTAAGCGTCAACGGACCGGTTGTAGACCAATGATAAGTCAACGGTAGGGCAATTGGAGTTCCCTGTGATTGCAATGTCCCGAGAAGATTATCAATCTGAGCATCCGCATGAAGTAGGCTGCTTCCAGTGTCGTAGTAGGCTCCCATAGCAAAGTCCAAAGTACCAGCCTGTTGAGACTGGGAACTAATGGAAAGCGTGAGAGTAAAGGCGCGTTGTGGAGTGTCATAGAAGGAACCGGGTTGATACGCAAGAATTGTAAGTGGAACAGCAACAGGAGATGAATTATAGTTTGGTAGGAGTTGCAGGCCACCTACAAGATCGGTCGTAGAGAATGGGGTATTCCCAAAGTGTGCGGGGGTTACACGCAGAACTAATTGGTCTTCATTCGAGGTGACAAACTCTAAACCAGAGGGAAGACCTATGGGTATGATGAAATTACAGTTACTTTGAGTGGTTCCATACAATCCAAACCCTTGAATGAGAACATCCGCAACAGCGGCGTCGTAGGAAGGAATAAGCAGGGTGGTTCCATTAACCACTGGATTGGACGCGTTTGCAGCAACATAAAAGGGTGTTTTCACTTCCATGAAAATTGGGAAGTTAACAACACTCACCCCATCTGTGCAGGAAACAAAGAACTCATAGGGGTCTTGCTGATACTGTGCTCCTGAAAAAGTTATCGTGCAAATAGAATTAGAGATGCCCGAAGGAGTAATGGTAATCCAAGCCGGTGCCGTCCCACTTAACGTCCAAACTCCCGCAGCGGTCAATCCAGTTACAGTTAAAGTACCTATGGTGTCTGATCCCAGCGATACAACGCGAACAGACAGACCACTGCTGCTTTGTGCCAGAGGCATAACTGAGTTGACATTTGAATTGATATTTGCTGTTAGCGTGAGGCTCATTGTTTATCCATTTACGAAAGTATAGTTACTGTGTTAGAAGTTGAGTCGGCTGTCACACCGCCGAGAAAGGGATTAGTTGCCACTGTCCTAGCCAAAACAGAGTTCGCTGAGAGAGAAGCCTTTCCATTAGTCTGGAAATCCGACGTAACAACAATATTGGAGTTAAATTCCGCCAAAGCGATGACCGTGGAAGCGATGACATTGGTTTCTGAAACTGTATCTGTTGCATGAGTTTGAAGGTTGATGGTTGAATTTCTCTCCCCGGTAAAGAAAGCTCCGGGGGTGGCTCCAGAATCAACAACCAAATTAACACTGGAGGCAGTAATTTCAGAAGAACTTGCCACCATTCCAACGCCACCATCAGGAAGGGAGATAGAACCTCCCGAGAGAATTACATTGCACCCTTGTTCAAATGCCCCAGCTTGAAGATTATTCAAAAAGGTACAGCCCACAAAATCAATTTCAGAGTCAATACCATAAACAGCCGAATTGGTGAATCCAGTGAATGTTATGTTATTGAAAATGACTCGGGTGTTGTCCACAAAGAATGCCGAGGTTGGTCCACTTCCAAACCCAGTGAACCCAGTACAATCAATGACAGCAGGAGCAGTTGCCCCCGGTACTGTAGTAATAACCAACCGACCCGCTTCCTGAATGGTATAGGCAAGGTTGCCTAATGCGTAATACTCTGATGCAATGATAGTTCCATCCCCCAATGCAATTGTTTGAAGAGTACCTTGAAGGGTGCTAATGGAGTATGGAGTATTCGTTTGCATAAGTTGAATAGAACAAGGATCACGCAATACAGGGGGGAGAATACCCAAAGCTGCTGTAATAGTTAATTTGGGTGTATTCGGAGTTAGACCATCATTGCTATCATTCCCACTGGCATTGTTGACATATAGGATAATTGGGGCTGTAGTAGATTGTAGGTTTTGACCAAGCACTGTTCGTGGAGTCGGGGTATCAATAGCGTAACCAACGTGAGGAGTGGCCTGAGAAAATCCGCGCCCCCCTGTTGCGGCTGTAATGAATTGAAGCTCCTTGCGAAAACCCTTATTCATAGGTGGAATGAAATCATTTGTGTGAAGGGGGACTTCAAACGTATGCTCCACATTACTCTGACGCATTGCTACATAGTTTGAGTCAAACAAAGAAGCCAAGGGAGCATTTGTCAAAGTGGCGTCTGGCCAATTCACCAAAGCGGGAAGGGTTGTAGAGATTGGAACCTCCCGATTGTAGGGGTACACATCTTCCAAACCAACAATAGGAGCCGCACCCGAGCCATTAGTAGTTACCAAGGCAGTTTCATCATTGTGCAGAACTTCATAGTTACGGTTCAAGACACCTTCTCCTTGATAAGGAATGTACCGCTCTATGATTGTCAAAGAAGAACTTGGACTCAGGCCGGGGAGGATGGAACCGCAGAACAGAAAAGTTGAGGATGCATAATTCCCTAGCACTATAACTGTCACCGTACCATTGTTGAAATTGACCGTGGAGCATTGTACTGCGTTCAAATTTCCAAGTTGATCGAGAACCCAAACATAACGGGTGACGTCATTACCAGAGATACCTTTAATGATGCAATTGTTAGCTGCCAGTACAAAAGTAGTTAGGTTTGTAGTGCTGCTATACTGGGCAACTTCAACTGTTACTCGACTATCCATTGGAAAGTTTATATCGGTGGTGTAGTTGCCAAACAGTACTGTCTCTTCAATTTCAGTAACCCCTTTAACTGGAGCGTTGTAGACTAACTGGGCAGTATTTTGTGCAAGAAAGGACATAACCAAAGTCTGGGTGCTTAAAATAACCGCTGCGATAGTAACAACACATTGCGTCCCCTTCATCGAAATAGAGGAAGTGGTTTGATATACCCCTGTTGCCAAATCCCAAATACGGGTTGGATAAAGCCCACTTACTTTACCATTGAGTTGTGACCTGTTGAGAATAAAAACAGTGGAGGTTCCTACCACTGTTCCTGTAGACCCTGCTACTTTAACCCAAATCTTGTTACCGAATACAATGTTGGAATATTTGGGGTTAATCGCCCAAACTTGATATGCATTTGTTGTTAGCTGATTGGTTTGAACTTCGTACTCAGAAATACCATAAACAGGGAGAGTCTTTCCTGAAGTAGTATCTAAAAGACTACCGCCATCCACTGCAATAGGAGTAACCCTTAAATCAACCCCAGAGTTGGCTGGATATTGAACTCCAATGGTGCAATAAATATTTTGAGCACCGGGATCAAAGGGGGTGCCTCGCAAATTGGAAACCAACGTCACCGTAACCGAGTTGGAACCAAGACCCGCAATCTTAACTTGTCCTGACAATAAGTTGATGGCCGTTTTTATGTTGTTGGAAACGTTGAAACCCTGTACCGTCGCCGATACAATAGTGGCTGGGGATTGTGTTGGCAAATAAATAGTAAAAGCATCTCCCTGTAGCCATGGACCTCCCTGAGCACTCGAAGGTGGCCAAAAAGATTTCATATTGGTGGTAATCTTTTTAGTTACATAAAAGACTCGAAGGTCAGAACTAAACCCATTTGCAAATCCATCCCATTGAGAAGGAAGCGTATTTGTATTGGGAACAGCCGAGGGGGCGACAGAAATGTAATAATCCAATGCAGAGCCCAGACCTTCAGTTTTAAGTCCTGCACCATCCCCACGACCCAATGCATATCGGGTGTTGCCTGTGATTAAGTCTACAAAACTTTCTTGCATGGTCTTATCCATATCCCACGCATCGAGAGTCACCGTTTGACG